CACACCTTTCGATGTGGGACCTTCGGTTAGTTCTGACTAATCTGATTGTAATCTTTCCATCACTTGTGGCACTTATACCACGTGTTTCTTCCCTTTAGTAAGGAAGATTAGTGATTATACAACGTCGTCCTACCCCGACCCAAGAAAGGAACAGTATGCCTATAAGAGAGTCTATCTCCTACCATGTAGGAGTAAATCACTTTCAGCAGACTGTTTGGGTCAATGGGGTACTGTTCAGTGACGCGGTAGCCGACCAACCTACGTCGTACTATCGTGACATTGTTCAGAGAAGTTGGGATAACACTCCCAACTTCTGGACTCTGAGGCGTGCAAGGGCTAAGCTCCCGGACAATAACTTCGATTTTCAATTCTTTCGAAGCGAGTCTGGAACTTTTCACTACACGCACACTGTTTCGGGACCTCCTAACACGAGGACTTTCCGGGATGTATCCCGGCTTGCTCCTCAACTTTCGAGAATTCCGGATCACGGGTTCGTTTTGAGTGAATTCGACCTGTATAACAGGTTGGTCTCTCAAGCGAGGAGATCAGATTTCTCCTTACCCACCGCGATGGCAGAGGCAGGACGCACGGTTCAGATGGTCGCGAGCACTGCTCGTACCCTCGGTTCCGTGATCTTCAACCTCCGCCGCGGGAACTTGGTTGGAGCACTTCGCTCCCTCCGAGTCGAGCCGTCAAACTCTCAGGTTTCGCGGTTCAATCGTCGATTCGGGATCAACCCGAATACGACGGCAGCCAACTACTGGTTACAATACCAGTATGGATGGAAGCCTCTCTTGAACGATGTCAGGAATGCTGCGGAAGCTCTGGCGATAGCTTGCAACCAATCGGATGCAATGACTACGTCTGTGAGCGCCTCCAGTCGTATGACTGGAGTCCGTAACTATCAAGACTACACTCTCGAGTCGAATCCGGCTTATAAAGGTAATATTTCGGTTGTCGTGAATATTTCACGGCGGGCGAAATGGCGCTTTAAAGCCAAGGCTGCTGATTTGCCTGGCCTCTTTGGCCTGGTAAATCCTTTTGAGGTAGCGTGGGAGATCGTTCCGTTTTCGTTTGTAGCGGACTGGTTCCTCCCTATCGGGCGCTATCTAAGTGCTCTTGACGTACCGCTCAGGTTTGAACATATTGGAGGATCAAAAGGTTGGAGGATGCAGGAGATGGCAACTACCACACCGACCTATGCCACGTATGGTGGAGCGCAGGTCCCCGCTGTCAGCGGGATCTGCACTCTACATCGTGTAACAGGTTGGAGGAAGAAGCTTACTTCTGCTCCCACTCCCTCTTTTTCCGACATGACGTTCAGACCTGGGCTTAATGCGACTCGAGCGACTTCTGCCGTAGCTTTGCTATGGCAGCAGGCTTCACGCCTAGGCCGATGATTCCCGAGTACTCTCGGGGTAACCGTTGTAGTCTCCCGACTATAACATTCCTGTACTGAAAGGAGCTGCTAATGGCAGCACAAGCAAACGTTGTTATTAACAACGCGGCCGCCGCAGCGCACACGTTCAATCCGAAAGGAGCCCGTAGGACTCCCGAAGGAAAGGACCAAGCGGTGTGGAAGGACCAAACCCCTGTGAACGCTGAGGGTTACCTCACGATCACGGAGCACCACTCGGATCCGGGCAAGGGCCCGGACGCGATGGAGAAGTTCACTTGGGTGATCTCGACACCTACCCTTGAGACCGTGGGCACCAACGATGCCGGCATCACGCCGGCACCGCAGAAGGCCTATGAGCTCGTGGCGGTAATCGAGTTTCGCTATCCCAAGCGGGCCTCTGCGACGGAAGTGTCCGACATCTATGCCTACGCCAAGAATTTCGTGGCGTTGACAATGGTGAAGGACGCGGTGGAGAAACGCGAGGCTGCCTGGTAATCCAGGTTGTCCAAGCATGCCTCCATCGAAGCCCAAAACTGGGCTCTTCTTGATAGCTTTTCTCGTCACGGTGCTTACTGGCATCTTGGCGGACGATCTGCTATCTGACCCGTCGCTTAACAGGAGTAAGCAGGATGCTTACAGTACGGACACGGAGTGCCCGGAACCTGAGGACCCGGCAAGGGAAGAACCCAAGTCGGACCGTTCCACGCGGCGCCGCTGACTTACTAGTCAGCGACTTTCTGGAGCAGCTTAGCTGCCCCAGAGCGCTAACGTGCTGGATGCTTTACAAGTACGGCGAACACGCCCAACTTGTCCAGCTGGTGTGCGACCCCAATCAATATGATTCTCCGGAGTCTTTCCGGATGGCATATTGTGCGAGTAAATTCCTTTCGAAGTGTATCGGTTTAAAGACCGGTATTGATCTAAAGGGGGTTGCTATCCAGTCAGCTGAAGAAGCTGAACGGATTTGTCGATCAACCAACCAGGGTTTAAGGGCGATTGCTACCGGTCACGCGAGTGACCTCTATGGACCCGAAATTTTTCGGGCTATACAGATTGTAGCTTCGATCCTCGGCCCATGTCCATCTTCATTTGAAGATGTTGGCTGGTCACCAGGTAGAACTAGTTCTGCTTGGGGCAAAACCGTCACGGGGTATCACAAATACCGAAGTCGTCCGGATGTTACTGTGAGGGCTTCAATTAGAGCTCTGCGAACTCTAGTTGATTCACCGTGGTGGGGTGCATCGATTCTTGAAACCGATGCTCCCGTGAGTGTCCTAAGAAGGGCTCTCACTTACTTACGGGGAAACACGCTTCTCACAGTCCCTAAATCCGCTAAGACTGACCGAGTCATATGCTTTGAACCGCATATGAACATTCGGCTCCAACTTGGTGTTGGAAGTTTCATCCGAGAACGCTTGAAGCGATTCGGCGTAAACTTAGATGATCAGTCTATCAACCGTAGGAGAGCTAAGTTAGCTAGCCGAACGGGTCATTTGGCAACAATTGACCTCAGTATGGCTAGCGACACTATTAGCAAAGAGCTAGTCTTTGAGCTTCTGCCTATTGATTGGGCATGTCTCCTTGACGACCTCCGATCTCCCTGCACACTTTGGCCTGATGGCTCTTGGCGCGAGAATGAAAAGTTCTCCTCTATGGGGAATGGTTTCACTTTCGAGCTGGAGTCTCTGATCTTCTTTGCTCTCTGCAAAGCTGTGTCAGAGAACGTCAGCGTGTACGGTGATGATCTAGTCGTGCCGACCGAGAGTTACTCTCGGGTGGCCAGTCTTTTGACTGCCTGTGGCTTTCGCTTAAATAGCAGGAAGAGTTTCTCTTCAGGCTATTTTCGTGAGAGCTGCGGTGGCGACTATTTCAGCGGTCTCGACTGTACCCCCGTCTATCTTCGGACTATTCCAAAGAAGTCTGAGGACGTTGTCAAGCTCCATAACCAGGTTCGACGATTTGCTTCTGTGTTTCCACACGGAAGCTGGTCTATCTTACTAAAGAAGTGGAGAACGATCTATCCCTACCTCCTAGGCCCTGAGGGTTTTGGAGATGGCCACTATCACGTCAATTTCGATGAAGCGTGTCCCTCACGGGCACCTCATTGGATTGACGGGTGGGTATATAGGACGCGAGTCCCGTATACGGTGCCGGAAGTGTCGCTAGAGCACTATGCTCCGGCGATTTGTGTGGGAACGGGACCCAAAAGGTCCTATAACCTCCTTTCTTCCGCGTTTAGACGGAGTTTAAAGTACAGAGAGATAAAGGGTCTGGTCC